CTCTCCGCCTATCTGGACAGCCTGCTGACCTACGGCCGCGCGGTAGGGGAGATGGTCCTGTGGCAGGGACGGCTTCACGCCGTGTGCTGGGGAGACGTGCGGCAGCTGCACATCCGGGAGGGGGAGAGTCCTTTGGAGGTGGAGCTGTGCACCGATGACGGCGGCGGAATAAAGCCCTTGCCGTATCAGAATCTCCTGCTGTTTACCACCCTTGCTCCCGAGCCCGCACACCCCTACGGGGTAAGTCTCTTCCGCTCTATGCCGTTTTTGTGCGATGTGCTGCTGAAGATCTATCACACCGTGGGCAAAAACTGGGAGCGGGCGGGAAATCTGCGCTACGCCGTGGTATACAAACCCGGCACCGGGGAGCAGGATGCTCTTCTGGCCGGCGATCGGGCCGAAGAGATGGCGCGGGCCTGGTCCCGGGCCATGCAGGACAGCCGAAGCGGCACGGTAAGGGATTTTGTGGCTGTGGGGGACGTGGATATCCGGGTCATCGGCAGCGACGGGCAGGTGCTGGATTCCCAGGTGCCTGTCCGGCAGATCCTGGAACAGCTGGTAGCCAAGACCGGTCTGCCTCCCTTCCTGTTGGGACTCAGCTGGGCCTCTACGGAGCGCATGAGCAGCCAGCAGGCGGATCTGCTGACCTCGGAGCTGTGGGCGCTGCGCCGGACGGTGGAGCCGGCGCTGCGGCAGATCTGCCGCATGTGGCTGCGGCTGCAGGGGCTGGGCGGCGAGGCGGAGATCGTATGGGATGAGATCAGCCTCAAGGACACCCTGGAGGAAGCCCATGCCGCCCTGTACCGAGCTCAGGCGGAGGAAATCAAGGAGGAAAATCATGGAAATTCGTAAAGCGGCCGGGGTACTGGAATGCGGTACGCCCGATGAAAGGCAGCTGGCGGAGATCAACCGCCACGCCAAAAGCCCCCTCCGGGCGGAGGAGGTCTATGTGTTTGCCGTGCGTCTGTGCGACGACCGCCCCGACCGGGATTTTGAACGGTTCGACAAGGCTGCTTTGACGGTTCTGGCAGAGCTGTTTGTGGGAAAGACCGGGATCCTGGATCACGACTGGTCTGCGGAGAACCAGATGGGACGCATCTTCCGCACGCAGGTGGTGGAGGAAGCGGACTGCGCCTGGCTGAAGGCCTGGGTGTACATGCTCCGCAGCGAGAAAACGGCATCTTTGATCCGGGAGATCGAGGCCAGCATCAAAAAAGAGGTCAGCGTAGGCTGCGCCGTGGGGCGCACCGTCTGCTCCGTCTGCGGAGAGTCTTACGGAGACTGCACCCATCGCAAGGGGGAATCTTACGGTGGGGAGCTTTGCACCGCCGTTTTGTGCGATCCGGTGGATGCCTATGAATTCTCATTTGTGGCTGTTCCTGCCCAGCGCAGTGCCGGTGTGGTCAAGGGCGCGGACAGAGACAGTCAGCGCCAGCGTCAGCTGGAAAAGGACGCCGCCGACGGCCGCCGCTACCGGCGGCTCCTTCGCCGGGATGTGGTCAAGGAGGCGGTGCTGCTGGATCTGGGCGTGGAGGAAAGCCTGCTGGAAAAAATGGTGCAGAATCTGGACACCGAGGAACTGGATACGGTACTTACCGCCCTTTCCCATCGGACAGCGGCTCTGTTTCCGCCCCGTACGCAGCTGCAAAAACCCCGGCAGAATCCGGGAAAAACCGACAGCGCATTTTTGATTTAGGAGGAAGTTTACATGATTCGATATGATATGGATTCCAATCTTCGTGTCACCTTTGCCGCCAAGGAAGGTCTTGCGGCTAAGTCTGTGTGCAAAGTCTGCGGCAGCGGTACCGTTGGTCCCTGCTCCGACGGGGATGACTTCTGCGGTGTGGCGGACACCGTCCGCGGCGGCCGCTGCGGTGTGGTGCTCCGCGGTTTTGTGACCGTGCCCTACTCCCTTCCTGCCCCTGCCCTGGGTTATGTTGGCGTGGCGGCGGATTCCACCGGCGGCATCAAGGCTGCCCAGAGCGGCAGAAAGTGTCTGGTGGTGGGGGTGGACACCGTCAGGAAGACCGTTGATCTGTTGCTGTAAAGGAAGGAGAATGTGAATATGGGTTACGAAAATATCAAGCTGGAAAAAAGCATGTACCGGGAGGCCGGCAAATCCTTTGCGCAGGTTCTGGAAAGTCTTGACCCCAGCGAAAACTACAGGGGTTCCGCTCTGGAGGGTACCGATGCCTTCCAGCGGCAGCTGAAACGTTTTGATATCCGTGTCAAGGGCGCCTATTCCGATCCTGTGGAAAAATTCTTCCACACTATGGAGTCCTCCGTCCTGTTCCCCGAGTACATCGCCCGGGCAGTCAAGGCCGGCATGGAGGAGGGCAATGTTCTGCCCAAGATCACCGCGACCACCACAACGGTGGATTCTCTGGATTACCGCAGTGTTTTTTCTGCTGCCAGTGACGAAGACCGCCAGCTGGCCGATGTGGCTGAGGGCGCTGTGATCCCCACCACGGAGGTCAAGACCAAGGCTAACCTCATCCAGCTCAACAAGCGGGGCCGTATGCTGGTGGCCTCCTATGAAGCCATCCGCTTCCAGAAGCTGGATTTGTTCTCCGTTACCCTGCGGCGCATCGGCGCATATATCCACACCATGCATCTGAAGGATGCTGTGGATGTTCTGTGCAACGGTGACGGCAACAACAATGCCGCCCAGGTGTACACGGTGGGCACATCTCCCATTTCCGGCACGGCCGGCACTCTGGGATACGATCAGCTGGTGGAATTCTGGGCCAAGTTTGACCCCTACACCATGAACACCCTGCTGTGCGGCAGCGATGTCATGATGCAGCTGCTCCGTCTGCCGGAACTGCAGAATCCCCAGACCGGCCTGAATTTCCAGGGTACCGGCGAGCTGACCACGCCTCTGGGCGCACAGCTGCTGCGCACTGCCTGCGTTCCTCAGAATACCCTCATCGGTCTGGATCGCCGTTATGCTCTGGAAATGGTGCAGGCCGGTGAGGTCTCCGTGGAATACGACAAGATCATCGACCGCCAGCTGGAGCGGGCGGCCATTACCTCCATCTCCGGTTTTGGTAAGATCATGGAGGATGCGGCAAAGGTCCTGGTGATTTGATTGGCGGTTTCTCAGGATATTTTTTTCGAGGCCTTTCGCTATGTGCAGGCCCGGGAAGAGGATCGGCAGGTACTGGGGCGGCTTTGCGCCGCCTCTGAGGCTGCGCTGCGCAGCCGTCTGCGGCCGGATATTGCCCCCGAGGACTGCTATGACAGCTTCGTCTGCGCTGCGGCCCTGATGGCGGCGGCGGATTTTTCCGCCGTCAGTGCCGGGGTCGGGGTGCGGTCCTTTACCGCGGGGCCGGTCTCCGTCAGCCGGGAGGATGCCGCCTTCAGCCGCAGTCTGCGGGAACAGGCGGCCATCCTTATGGCGCCCTGGTGCCGGGATGCCTTCCGCTTTCTGGAGGTAGAGGGATGAGCCGGCTTTTGGCCCGGCTCCTGGCCCGATGGGGCAGCACCGTGGAGATGGTGGATAAAGACGGAACGGCGGCGTTTTCCGCCGTTCTGCAGCCGGCGGCCTCCGTCAGCTGGCAGAATATGCGTCGGCAGATGAACCTGCTGGGGGAGATCCCCACAGGACAGTATGTGTATGTGGGCGGCCGGGACATCGGCGAGGCTTCGTTTTTGCGCTGCGGGGGCAGGGTCTACCTGCCCCGGCGGTGTGAGGCTATCTGTCTGGGAGACCGGGTGCTTTGCTGGTGGGGCCTTTGCGTGCCCGCAGGAGAGGAGGCCGCATGGATCAGATAACAGCCCGTCTGGCTTCACAGCTGACAGCGCAGGGACTTCCTGCGGCCCAGGCGTTTCCCCAGGGGGCCATGCCCCGGCTCACCGCCCCCCGGGCGGCGGTGATGCTGGAGAGCTTCCGTCTGGTCTCCGGCGCCTTCGGCGATTATCTGGGGATGGAAGAGGACCCGGAACGGGGGCCGGTGGAGCGATACGGCAGGACGGCCCGGGGCCAGGTCCAGATCCGTATTTACGCCGCCGATGCCGGAGGGACCTGTGCAGCCGCCACGGTGGCGGTCGCCGCGCTGGAGGATGGGATCCCCGGCATAGCCGTGGAGGAGATCAGGCTGGCAGAGCCGGTGTTTGATCCCGTGAGCAACTGCTTTTACCGGGCGCTGACCGTTCTCTTTTCCGCCCGCTATCTGGCCCGCCGCACGGAGGAGGCTGCCGGTAT